GTAGGTGTCCAGGTACAGATTGTGCATGACCACGCTGGGATTGCCGCCGGTGTTGAACCAGACCAGCTCGTTGCCGTTGCGGTATTGTCCGGCCATGACCATCCGGATGCTGTTGGTCACGTCATCCATGACGAACTGGCCGTAGCCGTACATCTGCCCGATACCCACGCGGAATTGGTCGCTGCTGCTTGGCCAGGAGAATTCAATGGTGGGAATGACCCCGTTGCCCTCCAGCAGCGTCTCCAGGGCGGCACCGATGCCGTTGCTGCCGCCGCCAAAGCTCTCGGCGAACAGTTCATTGACCGGCCCAAGGTCGCTATCGGGAGCGGTGTTGCCCATGGCCAGGGCAAGTTCGAGGTTGACGGTCCCGGTAGCACCGGATGTGTAACCCATGATTCACCTTTAATCGCGGCTGCCGCCGGCCCAACCCAGGATCACGACCGTGTCGCCAGGCGTGCCCTTCACCTGAATCTGCGACAGATCCACATGCCTGAACTCAACCCACTGCCCGGGAATCCACGGCACGTCCGAGCCATCATCTCCCAGAAACTCCACCGCCGCTCCGTTGCCGGGCGGACAGGAGATGCACACGCTGACGACGAGCGGCACAGCCGACAGGGGCGCGTAGTCGGCGGTCACGTTGACCCTTCGCATGACGGTCTGATTGGCCATGGTTGCCTCAGCGGATGATGCGGTACGTCACCGCCAGGACGCTGGTGAACACCTTGTGCTGGTCCAGATGCTCGGCCGAGTAGATCGGGTTGGTCTCGGTCTTGATCCACATGGCCGATGGCGAATCGAGCCTTTGCAGCCTCAGGGCCTGGCGGATCTGGTCCACAAGCCCCATCAGCGGGTCCAGCGTTGCGTTGGCGGTGTTCGAGCACCATTGCTGGACGGCAACGTTCACGGTCGGGTCGTCCTGGCTCGTTGTCCGGGTGATTGCCTCCTCGGCAATTCCCCGCGGGACCACGGTCACCCGTAGCGTTTTCAGGTCTTCCAGGCTGTACATGGGCCGGTAGGACCGAACGGCGGTAAAGGATGGCGTGAAGGTCGCCGTGGCCGGGCTATTGAGCAGCCCCACGACGGCATCGGCGACAGCAACAGTCGCGTCATTGGTCATCTATGCTCTTTTCGGCACGCGCACCCGCCTTCATGGCACGGCAGGTTCTTCAATGACCGTTCCAGGCCTTCGACCTTCAACATCACCATGTCGATGCGGTGAACCAGGTTCCACGTGGCGGCGACCAGACCAATGACCCCGCCGACGATGATGGAGAGGTTGGCCGCCGTTCCCAGGGCGTCTCCAAGCATGAGCCCGCCCAGGTATGCCGCCGCAGTAGTCGCTATGGCCAATAGCCGGATCATGATTGCTCTGCCTTTCTGCAGCCGATCCCTACAACGTCGTCAGGAGCTTGGTGTGGATGCGGCGGGTCTTGAAGAAGTTGTCCGACCAGCGCCAACATGGCTCGGAGCCGAATCGGGCCACCTCATAGGTCTTCGTGGCGCTCCCGGCGGATTCCACAACCTGGTCACCTGGCTGTGGCTCAATCGCTAGGTCAGAGGCCAGGATCAGGTAATCGCGTGATTCAGTAAGGATCGCTGCGCCGGCGCCGTCATCGGTCTGAAACAACGTCTTGCCAACCGTGGCCAGGACTTGGATGGCGGTACTCCCGCTCTGGTAGGTCACCAGGGAAGCTGCAAACCGTGTCCGCTGGTCTTCCAGCCAGTTGGATGCTTGTTCCAGCAGGTTCGCCATGCCCTTCCTATTGATGGAGCCGCACCCTCACCGTGGCATCGCCATCGGCGGCGTCACGGGTGGTCTTGCCGGCAAGCTTGTTGCCCTGGGCGGTTGCGGTGATGACCAAGTTGGTCGAATCCCAGTAGACGGTGGTTCCGGAGACGATGCCGCTGCCGGCGCTGGTCGCCTTGGGAAAATCGTAGATACCCTCGACAGTCAGTGAGCCCAGTGTGTTGGCCGGAATAGGCCGAATCGCCACGCCCAACAGGTCGCCCTGGACGACCACATCACCGGCGGCGACGGCCGCACTGGGGGTGTAGTCGATCACATAGTCATCTTGCACGTAAATGGCACCCATGTGTGCTCCTTGATCTTGATGGTCAGGCGGCCGACGGGCCGCAGTCTCGATTCACGCATCCGCAGAGCTGCGGTTTACGCCTCGCCCTTGCTCTTGATGCCGCCACGGGGGTCTTGCAGGGCCACGCCGAAGTCGTGGTAGCCGCGCATTTGAATGCCCAGGTAGTTGAAGTCGGCCTCCGCCGACTCGATGGTCGGGCTCTCCTGGCCATTGAGGAAGGCGACCTCGATCAGCGGCAGATCGTTGGCATCGGCCAGCAGATACCAGGCCTTGGTGGAGTTGCCCGCGTACCGGGCGTTGCCCAGGTAACGCGAAACCTCCTGGCGGTACTTGCCCTGGTGCGGATTGGCCACCGGGTACCTGGTGCTGGCGGTGGTATCGCGGATCTCGGTGCTCTTGTAGAGCTGCGTGCCGATGGCCGAGAGCGCCGTGGGCGTCAGGATGATGGCCGGCATGATGCCGATGGGCTTGCCATCGGAATCCACCTGGTCCATGAACGCGACCTCCGCCTTGGTCAGGCCATCGATGCCCAGGACCGTATCCGCACCGGTCAGGTAGTTCTTGTTGCCGCTGGTGAAGAAGGCGGCGTTGTTGAGGAACAGCGCCCAGAACACATCGTTGATCTTCAGGCCAGACCCGCGTCCCAGCTTCCGCGGCACCGTGGTGATCGCCCCCAGGTCATCGTTGATGATGTCCCGGCGGTCGACGGCCAGCATCAGGCCATAGGTGTCGGCCTTGTTGGTGTAGGTCTCGTTGCCCAGAGTGCCGTGCTTGAGCTCACCGCCTGGGGCGACCTGTTCGTACTGGTCGGTGCCGATCAGGCGGTAGCTGGTGACGGTCTTGAAGTCGTTGACGTTGCGGACGGCACAGATGTTCCGCCAGGTGCGCTCGACGGAGAAGAAACCCTCCAGGAGGAACTTATTGGCGACGTTGGACAGGATGCCGCCGATATCAATGGTCGAATCGCTGGCGCGGATCGCGGGGAAGGCGTACTGCATGACCGCCTTGGTGTCCCGGAAGTTCTTCCCGGTGTAACCGTTGGCCCAGGCGGCTTCCAGGAGCAGTTCCTGCAGCCCCAGCCCGCCCCGGAAGTGCGCATCGGCCGCGGCCAGGGTCGCATCATCAAAGAGCTTTTCGACGCCCTCGAGCTTGGCGGTCAGGAAGCAGGCCGCCTCCAGCACGTGCGCGGTGACGCCGCCGTCAGTGCTGCGCACCATTACCTGTGGGGCGCTGGGAACTGGAGCCTTGGGGCGGGCGGCGCGGAGGACCTCCAGCTCGGTGCGCGTGGCGTCCCATCCATCGCTTATGGCCTTGGCCTCGATGTCCGCGAAACGGCCGTTGCAGACCTGCCGGATACCGGAAATGCGGTTGGTCTCCGCCAGTGCCTCCGCACGAATGTCCGCAGCGGTGGGCGTGGCTTCCGCCGGCGCAGCCGTGGTCGGAGCCGGGGCGGCGGCCTGCACCGCCGGGGCTGCGGAGGCGGCGGGCGTCTGGGGTGCAGCCGGGGTGGTCGAAGACTGGGCATTGGCTTGAGCGGTGATCGTTTCCATTACGGGGTGCTCCTGCTGAGGGCGGATCGCAGCCACCTGAGCGGAGGTGGCCGAATCAGCGCCCAGATCCACAAAACTGATCTCTCCAAGCGTTGACTTGCGGACGACGTTGACCGGGCCGTCGAACGACCGCCCGTTGACCAGAACCTTCTGGTTCTCCTTGACGAACTCGAACTCATCGACGCTGGCGCCGATGCTGGCCTGCCAGGGGAAGCCGTTCTTGCTCGAGACGACGATCTCCCTGGCCGCAGCGGTGTCGCGCGACACGACGCCCATGGCGACTAACTGCCCGTTCTCCACGCGGATGGCATCGGTATGGCCCACCCCCGACGAGGCGTCATGGCCAAAACGGATGGGCCGACTCTGGCTGGGAATGGTCAGACCAGCCAGGTCCACGACCACCGGATAGCGCCATGCGGCCACGCGCATCTGGCCGCCGGTATAGGCGACCATATGGAATCGCGGCAGCGAGGCGGGCGTCCCGGCGACCGCCGGGGCATCGGCGGCCAGGTCGATCTGCATTGCCGCGACCAGGGCCAGGGCGGAGGTTGTCTGGGGTGTCTCACTCATCGGAACCTTCGGTGTCGGGAGGCTGTGGGGTGTTGGTGCCGGTGTTGGGCAAAGGCAGGCCGAGTTCCTCCATCAAAGCGATCTCCTTGCCCCGTTGACGCAGCTCGGATTCCCAGTCCCGACCCTGCCGGGCGTACTCGTAAGCCAGGGTGGTGGTGTTGCTGGCCAGGCGCACTGCCTGGGCGGTGGCTTCCTTGGAAGGGTCCACGTGCTCCACGCCATCCCAGAACCACTGGTGCTCAAGCTGGCGGAACGGGATGTTCCGCAGCCACTGGGGCAGGAAGTCAGGAATGAGAATGGCCTCGTCGATCCAGGCCTGCAGGATGTGGTCGAGCACAATCCGGCCGATCTGCTCCTGGTCAACGCGGATGGACTTGTAGTAGGTCTGGTGGTCCAGACGCCCCGAGGCATAGTTGTAGCCCGAGGAATTCCCCGCCGCGATGTTGAACGGCATGTTCAAACAGCGGGCGATCTCGTTGAGGATCTGCTGCTTGAACTCGCCATAGGTCGTGGCCGGCTGCTCGGCGGCGACTTGGCCGAGTTTCCAGCCGCCTGGCAGCACGGTCGCCATCCGGCGTTCCAGTTCCACCAGGTCCATCGGCTCTACGGCATCGGCCTCACCGTTGGCCGGGGCATCCGTGTACAGGACGGCAGCGAAGTCGGCGGCCGTCTCGGCGGCGGCGATCACCGCAAGGGTATAGCGGCGGAGCTGGGCAAACAGCGGGATCGCCGGCGTGATCTCGGGGATGCCCCGGCTCTGGCCAGGACGTTCGACCCGGTAGTAGTGGATGACCGAAGACGCCGGGACCGTGTCGTATTGCAGGGCGGTCAGAATCCAGCGGTCGCCCGGGTGGCTCTTGAGGATGTGGTACTGGACCACATTGCCATGGTGGTCATAGACGATTCCGTCGACGGTGCCATTGGGATACGGCTGGATGACCGGAATGGGCGTGGCAACCTGGTCGGCTTCGATCAGCCGCACGTCGAGCTTCACCGGAGAATCGACCAGCGAATTGGCAACCAGGAGAGCAAAGCACTCGCCTGATTCGGCTCTGGCCATCCGCATGGTGCGGAGCCTGTCGGCCAGGTGGATGGCATCGGCCCATTGGCTGAAGGCATCCTCAATCAGGGAGTTGCCAGCATCATCATCGGTCATCATTTGCAGACGCGGCCCGGTTCCGATGGTGTCGTTGGCCAGGGTCAGCACGATTCCACGGGCGTAAGAGTTGTTGGCGACTTCGTAGCGGGCACGGCTGCGGAGAACCCGGCGGACGTTGGGCTGGTTGGCGGCGTTGGCCGAGAGGTTGTCGGCGGCCGCCCAATGTCGACGGTTCTCGTCGGTCGTGGTCGCCGCGTCATAGCGGCCCCGCACCGGTGCCAGTGAGACCGGCACCAGGCGCGTCGAGCGCGGGGCCGGTTTGGCAGCGAAGATGTTCTTGAGAAATCCCAACATCACTCCGTCCCCGGGGCAGCAGCTTCTTGAGCCCTATGCCCAAGCCTCTCTTTCGCGTGGCGCTCTTGCTGGCCAGGTAGCGGTCGGCGGCAATCTGGTTAGGCAGCGAGTGCTGCTCCAACTCGCCGGAGTCGCCCTTGGCCCGCTTGGGACCGGCAGCGTTCTGGCGGATGGTGTCTTTGAGGTCGTCGCCCACGGTGTTGCTCCGGCAAGGTGCCCTGACTCTGGTTACCTATGCCGTGCTGACCCCTGCGCCTCGCCCAAAATGGCTCGAATTATTTCGATGAAGACGCACCGGTTCTAGCGGTAGAACCCGAAGGGCTGTAACTTGACGGCGGACGGGAATGCCACGCGATGGGAGGCAGTAATATGTTCACGCCATCTGATCGAAACTGGAAGGAGATGCAGTACGAGGCAGCAGGCTCCTGGCCCCTTCCGATCAACCATGGGAATGAATATGCACTTGTCACAAAGATGCCAGCATCAGTGATCAAGGCAGCGTATCGCCATTGTCCAATGTCATTAACAGTTGCGCGAGCGAATACACCTAACGGCATCGTCCTCGGGACAACACTAACAGTTAACGATGACCCAGCTGCACCCCTAATGCTCTCCGGAATACTTCGACACGGAGAAGAGCAGGTGGCGTTGGACAACATCTTGCGCCTCGGCCGGACGTTGATGGTATTCTTCGACGAGCTAACCCGACCTGTCGCCCGCGCAGAATGCGTGTTGTCCTCCCCCGAATGTGCTGCGTGTTCCGAGATGATTTCTATGCCCGGTCAGCGATACGTGGGTGCGTGGACAGCTCTGCTCGAAGAGGTCCTGGATGAAGTGCAAAGCCATTCTGACCCGCACATCGCCGCCGCATCGAAGCACAGGCCAGCATTTGTGACGATTCCGCTAACGCTGTCCCGCGTTGAAACGGCGAAGATGACAGCGATCGGACTCAACGACATTATCGACTTTAGGTTAGACGATCCCGATGAGGGCCGTGGGTTTGAGCAGTCCACATGGCACTTGTTGGAGAACCTGTTCGGACCGATGCTGTATCACTCGCCG